TTATCTCGAGAACAAGTTTCTCGACCATCTTCTAGGAACAGCAAGTACGTCTGCTCCTGCGGCTGTTTACATTGGACTGCACACTGCCGACCCAACTGATGCGGGAACTGGTGCAGAGGTTAGTGGTTTGGGCTACTCTCGTCAGTCTGTTTCGTTTGGTGCTTCATCTGGCGGCACTGCATCTAATGATGCTGCAGTTGAGTTCCCAGCCGCAAATGGTGGCTCGTGGGGTACAATTACACACATTGGTATTTATGACGCCTCTTCTTCTGGAAACCTTTTGTTCCATTCGGCTCTAACAACATCAAAAACTATTGCTGATGGTGACATCTTCAAAGTTGCTGTATCGGGCATAGACATCACGGCGGCATAGTCTAATGGCTGACGTTGTAGGGCCACCGCTAGACCAACTGAATCCTTGGGGTACCCTAGACCAGATGCGTCAGGTTGCCTTAGATGATTCTTTCTGGACTACGGTTGCAATCCGAGAGGGTGAAGCCAGCCCCATTTCCTCTGTCTCTGTCTCATCAAGTGCTATAAAAATAGTATTTAGCGGAGCCACCCCGACCACCAGCGTGTCTGTATCATCTGATGGGATTAGGATTCAGGTTGGTTCTTCTACTAGTTCAACAGTAGCGACGATTACATCAGAGGGAATACGGATTCAGTTCGGAGCGTCAATGCTCGCTGGCCCCGCATCTATGACAGCAAGAGGTGGTATTGTCGCCACTGGCGCATCTCAGGTCAATGTATCTGCTATTGTTGATGCGATTGGCAATGGAGTATTTGATGGGAAAGGCGCCCTTTCTGCATTTGTCAATTTTGGCGAAACTGATGTAGAGATTTTAGGCGAAGATTGGTCTATAATAGAAGAAGATGGAGAAGTCTGGTCTGTTACCGCAGAGGGTGACGAGACTTGGACTTTGGTGGCAGAGGGTAGCGAAAGCTGGTCTACTGTGGCAAGTGATAACGAAACATGGAGCGTTGTATCCGAGGGTAACGGAGACTGGAACAGACAATGATAAAGCTAGGCGAATTTCTCCCAGACCAGCCAGACTACAATAATGCTGGCGCAACTGTGGCAACTAACGTGGTGCCAGCCGCAAACGGCTACACAAGCCTGAGTGATGTGTTGCCATTCTCTGGCGCTACTGATGCATATATTCGCGGCATGACTGCGGCAAAGGATGATTCTGGTAGCGCGGCCATTTATGTTGGCGACGAAACTAAACTTTACAAGTTTGATGCAACAGATAGTAGCTTGGATAATATCTCTAAGTCTGGGAACTACTCTTCTGGTGTAAACGATGTATGGAATTTTGTGCAATTTGGTGAGAGTGTGATTGCCACTAACTATGCAGATAACATCCAGACAATTACAGCCGCAGGTGGTGGTCTTTTCTCAGACCTAAGTGCTGATGCTCCGAAGGCAAAGCATATCGCTGTCGTGCGAGATTTTGTTATGTGTGCAAACACCAATGACGTAACTGATGGTGAGAAGCCTTATCGTGTTCGCTGGTCTGCAATCGGTGACGCTACAGATTGGGCGGTTAGTGCCACCACGCAAGCTGATTTTCAAGACATTTCTGACATGGGTGCGGTAACTGGAATTGTTGGTGGCGAATATGCGACCATTTTAATGGAGAAGGGCATCGTTAGGGCGCAATATGTTGGCTCTCCACTAATCTTCGAGTTTGACAAAGTTCAAATTTCTCGTGGCTGTAAGATTGCTGGTAGCGTTGTTTCATACGGCAAAAGAGTATTTTATCTATCTGATGATGGGTTCTATATGTTTGACGGTCAACAAAGCACACCGATTGGGGCAGAGCGTGTAAACAGCTACTTCCTTAAAAGATTTCAGTCAAACTTTGCAAATAGAATGAGTGCGGTTATTGACCCGTTGCGCCAAATTGTTGTGTGGTCTTATGCCAGCGCGGATTCTGATGGGAGTCCCGATGAGCTTATTATGTACAATTATGCAACAAACAAGTGGAGTACGGCGGAGATTGGTTTGGACGCTATGTCTCCTCTATTTAGCGCTGGGTACACTTTGGAAAATCTTGCTACTATTTCTACTAATATTGATACTTTACCTAGTTCTTTGGACTCCCCCGTTTATAAGGGCGGCGAGTACTTCTTCGCTGGGGCGAAAGATAACAAGATTCAGACGTTTACTGGTGCGACTTTACCAGCAACGATAGAGACTGGTGAGTTTGATGTTCAAGCTGGAAAGTCGTCTTTGATTAACAATGTTATTCCTTACGTTGAAAACAAGAGCGGCGCGGCGGCTACAATATCTGTCCAAGTTGCGTCTCGCTCGACTCAGAATGAGCCTTTGTCATTTAGCGCGGCATCTACTGTAAACTCGGATAACTTTTGTCCAGTACGCTCCTCTGGTCGCTTTCACCGTATTCGCTTAAATTTGACTGGTGACTGGGCACACGCAACGGGCGTTGATGTAGATGCACAGGTTAGAGGTCGTCGCTAATGGCTAACCAGTACAGAGTGCTTCCCAAAGAGGGTGGAAACCCGCGTCAGATTTCTGAGGTGGTAAATAATATTATGGAGGGTAAAATTAACTCCACTGGTCAGTTCACCATTTCAGCTAATACAGATACCACAAATGTTGTAGATAGGCGCGTTGGAGCCAATAGCATGATTTTGTTTACTGGAATAGGGCATGATATTTCTCATTCGCACCCTTGGATAAGTAGTCGGGCAAATGGTAGTTTTATTGTCGGCCATCAAAATCATGGACACGATGTGGTTGTTGGGTATGTTGTTATAGGGTAAGGGGGTGATAATGGAACGTAGTGTTATGGAAAGGTCGGAGGAGGCGTTTTCTGAGATAATGTCGGACGTGGGCGCTCCCGACGATTTAACTTTTGCGGACTTTCTTGAGTGGTGTGCATCCAAAAAAGAAATAAAAAACTATAGGGAAAAAGCGGATGAGTTAAAGGATATAATTCACGCAAGAGAAGATAGCATGACTGGGGGTAACGAAATGGCCGTGACCTTTCCTTTAGACCACTATTTTGCCGATGGACAGTATCTCAGGGACTTAAAGGCTCCTGCTGAAAGTTTTATAGTTTCCAAGGTTCACAAATATAATCACTTCTTCTTTCTTTTGAGTGGCTCCGTAACCATAATGGAGCAGGATGGCACAGAGTTAGTAAAGGCTCCTTACTGGAAAATGACAAAGACTGGAACCCGAAGGTTTTTATATACACATGAGCCTTGCCATTTTGTGACTGTCCATGATACAAATAAGACTAACTATGTTGACGCCGAAGAAGAACTTTTAACAGATTCTTTCGATGGGTTTGTCGATAGCGAACTGGATATTTCTGGAATAGAAAAGTTCATTAAAGAGTTGGAGATTAAATAATGTCAGCTATAAGTGCAGCGATTGGTGGATTGGCAACAGGTATCGGCGGCGCGGCTGTTGGTTCGCTGCTTGGCGGTGGTGGCGGTGGCGGCGGCGGTGGGCCGCAAGTCATCAGAACAGAAGCCCCAGAGTACGCCCAGCCTTCTTACGAATTTGGCGTTGATGAGCTGAAGCGCTTGCAAGAGGCTGGCAAGCTGGGTGAGGTAGCCGAGCTTACAGATTATTCGAGAGGTTTAATTGAAGCTGGTAAACAGCGAGCATTGGCTGGTAGCCCTTTTTTCGGTGGTGCAACAACCGCAACGCAACAGCTTCTTGGTGGGGCGCAACAGCTATTAGACCCATCCATTCAAGCCTACCAACAATTACAGCAAATGCCGAGCGCGGTATCTCAACTTCAACCACAAATGGCTGGACTACTTGCCCCAACACAAGAAAAAATTATTTCTCAGTTTGCTCGTGGCGGTCGCCTCGGTAGCGGTGCAATGGGTGAGGCTTTTGGCCGAGGTGCCACTACCGCTCTAGCTCCATACTTGCAAGCCGCTCAAGGGCAGGATGTACAGCGTCAACTTGACGTTGCTCGCGGTCTTGGCGCCATTGGTGAAACAGGTATTCGTGGGCTTACTGCGGGTCTTGAGGCGGCTCCTGTCGTTGAGCGGATGCCATATACAACAGAAGGTATTGGCCTTTCGCTTGAGGATTTGTTGCAACAGCAAGCCCTTGCAGAGTCCCAACAAGAGGTCGCTGGATTAAAAGAATATACAAATATTCTTGGCGCATTGACTGTGGGGGACACTCAAACACAACCACTATACGGCGCATCAAGTCCAAGTTTTGGTCAGATGGCCCTTGCTGGTGCCATGCCGCAAATTAGCCAAGCGTTTGGTACGGCGGCTACAGATTGGTACAAGGGGCTTGG